GTCACGCGCAGGTTTTTACGGTAAAACAGGGACCCTATGGGTGGTAAGAATTCTGGCCGTCGTCCTGGACCTACAGCGCTCAAGGTGCTGCGTGGCGTGGTGCACATGGCTCGGATGAACCAGGACGAGCCCACCGCACCGGATGGCCCGGTGGTGCGGCCTGGTACGCTCACGAGGGGCGGGCGCATCGTGTGGGACGAGATGAGCCCGATTGTGCTGGCGATGCGCACGTTGACGGCCGCGGATGTGTCGGCGTTCGCGACGTACTGTGAGATTGAGGCGACGCGGCGCTTGGCGTCGAGTCAGAAGGACGCCACGGCGGATACCGCGATCATGCCGCTCTTGACCGCGCTGAAGCTGGAGCGGGACTCGGCGAACTTGTTGCGTCCGTATTACGAGCGGTTTGGGCTGGAGCCGAGTGGGCGGGCGCGGCTGCGGGTGCCGAAAGCGGTTGAGCCGCCGGTGAGTAAGTGGGCGGGGGTCTTGGCGTGAGCGAGGCGGTTATCTACGTCTTGTGCGATAGCAGGATTGCTGACCCAGTAGCACGTATTCGCTATGTCGGTCGAACAGTTAATCCTGCGCTGAGAATGCGGGCACATCAGAAGACGTGTTCAGACGGAGAGCGAACCCCGCGGGCCAATTGGATGAGGTCTGTGTATCGCGCTGGAGGAGACGTGCTTCTTGAGGTTGTAGAGACCACGTCTCGTGCTGGCTGTATTGCCGCAGAGATCCGGTGGATCTCACACTATCGCTCTGCTGGCTCGCGATTGACGAACCTCACAGACGGTGGGGCTGGCCTCTTGAATCCTTCGGTTGAAACGCGGCGGCGCATTGGCGATGCCATGCGTGGAAATACCTTCTGGGCCGGAAAGAGACATACGGCTGAGTCTAAGGCAAAGATGGCGGCGGCTCATATAGGGACGTCAATGCATCCGAATACGCGGGCTGCGATAGGGCGGCCTGATGTTCGTTCCAGAATTGCAACGACTCTGAGCGTCAGACAGTTAACACCAGAAGAACTCGTTACCAAGCGAGCGGTTGCCAGTCGCGTCCTCCACACCGCGGCGGCGCGCGATCGTCAGCGTGCGTCCGTTACTACACCTATGCATCGAGCAGCGATTAGTGCTCGGCAGCGTTCCCCGGAGGCAATTGAGAGAATCCGAAATATAGGACGTGCAAACCTTGGTCGGAAACGGTCGGATGCCTTTAGGCATGCATGCGCGTTGCGCTGGTGCGGGAGGATGCATACAGCTGAGACGAAAGAGAAGATGAGTTTATGGCAGCGAGGAGCTGATTCTCATCGGGCCAAGCTGACCTGGCCGCAGGTGTGCATTATCCGTGAGCGGTATGCAGCTGACCATGTCTCGCAACGTCAACTGGCGCGAGAGTTCTTGGTGCAGCCGAGGACGATCAACTTGATAGTTCATCACAAGACGTGGGTCACCGCGTGAAGGGCAACGCTGGATCGGATCGTGCCGTCAAGTTTATTAACAACCTGACGCATACGTCCGGCCCGTTTGCTGGGCAGTCCTTTAACTTGCGCCTGTGGCAGGAGCGCGACATCGTCCGGCCACTCTTCGAGACGAAGAAGGACGGGATGCGTCGGTATCGAACCTGCTTGCTCATGTTGCCTCGTAAGAACGGAAAAAGCTCTCTTGCGGCAGCGATGGCTTTGTACGGGTTGCTCGGTGATGGGGAAATGTCGGCGTCGGTGGTCTCGGCTGCCGCAGATCGTGAGCAAGCCGCGCTCGTCTTCAACATTGCGGCGCAGATGGTTCGGAATGATCCAGAACTCGAAGTCGTCTGTGAAATCATCGAGTCACAAAAGCGGATCGTGCATCGTAGGACGGGCAGCGTCTACAAAGCGATTAGTGCAGAAGCCTACTCGAAGCACGGCGGAAATATTTCGCTCTTGATCTACGATGAACTCCATTGCGCGCAAAACCGTGATCTCTGGGATGTGCTGACGACCTCAATGGGCGCGCGGAGTCAACCGTTGACGCTGGCGATCAGCACGGCAGGCTACGATCGGCACAGCATCTTGTATGAGTTGTACGCGCATGCCGTGAAAGTGCGAGAGACGCCGTCGCTCGATCCGACATTCCTGCCGATCATCTATGAGGCCGATCCGGCTGCGGACTGGACCAGCGAGAAGGTCTGGAAGAAATGCAATCCAGCGTTAGGCGACTTCAGATCACTAGATGACATGCGGATCGCCGGTGAACGAGCGAAGCAAATTCCAGCACAAGAGAACACATTCAAAAGACTATTTTTAAATTTGTGGACCGAGCAGGCCGAGCGGTGGCTCTCGCTGGCGGCCTGGGATGCGTGTGTGGCGCCGGCAGTGGATCTGCGCGGTCGACGGTGTTATGTGGGGATGGACCTGAGCACGACGACCGATCTGACCGCGCTGGTGGCGGTCTTTCCAGATGCCGATGAGTCGGGCGGCTTCGATGTGCGCGCGGCCTTCTTTGTGCCCGCCGACCGCATGAAGGCGCGCGGGGATCGTGATCGGGTGCCCTATGAGCAATGGGCGCGCGAGGGGTATCTGACGGCGACGGCCGGCAACGTCGTCGATTACGAGGCTGTGCGGGTGCAGCTTCGCGAGTGGGCCGATCAGTATGACCTGCGCGAGGTGGCCTTCGATCCCTGGAACGCGACGGATCTCGTCACGCGGCTGAGCGAGCAGGACGGGTTGACGTGCGTGCCGATACGGCAAGGGTTCGCGTCGCTGTCTGCGCCGACGAAGTCGCTGGAAAAGGCGATCGTGTCGCAGGTGTTACGGCACGATGGGCATCCCGTGCTCCGGTGGAACGTGGGGAATGTGGCGGTCGAAACTGATGCCGCTGGAAATCTCAAGCCGAGCAAGAAGGTCTCGGCTGAACGGATTGATGGCGTCGTGGCGCTGGTGATGGCAGTCGACCGCATGGAACGCGATCACGAGCCGGGCTGGTCCGGGGTGGTCAAGTCGCTCGGGGCCTACGCATGATGCGGCTGCTGGCGGCGAATCCGAATGCCTGCGTGTTTGCCGTGGGGTTGGTGCTCGTGTGCAGCAGCGTGAGCGTGTGGTCTCGCCCGTTGGCGGGGACCATTGCCGGGGTGGTGCTCATGGCAGTGGCCGCGTGGCCGTATCTGGTGGCGAGGACGAGCTAACGACATGGACATCCTGGCGCAGTTGATGACGGGGCTCAGGGCGAACTACGGTCCTGCTGACGACTTCTGGTATCGCCCGGTGTCTGGCGTGACGGCAGCCGGCCTGCGCGTGGACGCTGCGGGCGCGCAGAAGATCAGTGCGTGGTATCGGGGGCGTGACATCCTGGCGACATCCCTCGCAATGCTGCCGCTCGTGACCTATCGGAGGTTACCCGACGACGCGGGCCGGGCGGCGGTCCCGCAGCATCCGCTCTATGACGTGCTGCACCGCAAGCCGAACGGCTGGCAGGATTCGTTTCAGTGGCGCCGCGAGGCGATGTATCACCTCATCGATTACGGGTGGGCCTATGCCGACTTGGTCGATGGGCCGCGCGGGTTCGTCGATCAACTGCGGCCGATTCATCCGACCCTGGTGACGCCGACACAGAACGCCTCCGGCCTCTGGGTGTTCACGGTCCGCGATCCGAAGACGGGTCGCACCACGACGCGGACGCAGGAGGATACCTTCTTCCTGCGCGGGGCAGACGGCAAGGGCGTACTGGAGTATGCGCGGGATAGCCTGGGGCTCGGGCTCACGCTCGAATCCTACGCGAGCAAGTTGTTTTCACGCGGCACGCTCACCAGTGGGTTCATTCAGATCCCAGGGGCGGCGAATGAAGGATCGCTCAAGAACCTCGCGGAGTCCTACAAAACCGCGATGGGGGATTGGCATCTGCCGAAGGTCTTAGATCGCGGGGCGACGTTTCAATCGGCGATGCTCGACCCGGAGAAGGCGCAAGTCATTCTCAGCAGGAAGTTCACGGTCACGGACATCGCGCGCTGGTTGGGGCTGCCTCCGCACATGCTGGGCGATTTAGACAGGGCCACATTTTCGAATGTCGAGCATCAAGGCCAGGAATTTGTCACGTACTCGCTCGGGCCGTGGTTGTCGCTGTGGGAGTTCGCGATCAATGACCAGTTGATTTTGCGGCCTGAGACCTACTACGCCGAATTCGTGCGGGATGCGCTCGTGCGTGGGGACGTGGCGACGCGCTGGGAAGCCTACGTCAAGGGCACGAACGCGGGCATTGTGGCCATCAACGAAGTACGGACAAAAGAGAATCTCCCCAAGGTGCCTGGTGGCGATGTGCCACGCGAGCCTGCGAACATTGTCGGCAATCGGCGATCGTCTGATGGGACGCCTCCGGCTCGACGAGCGCGACCGGCCGAGGACGAGGACGATCAGGCGGTGGCCATCGCGACGGCCGCCGCGGCGCGGCTGCTGCGTAAGGAAGTGAAGGCTGTGCAGCGCCTGGCTGTTCGGCATGCCGCGAATCAGGACGCGTTCAGCGTGTCGGTGACAGACTTCTACGCACAGTATGCAGCGCTGGTGGCGGACACGCTGGCGATCTCGCAACTGGACGCGGACGGCTACTGTGCCAGCCAAGCGGCACAGGTGGTCTCGGGCGATTGGATCGCCGCGCTCGAGACATGGCAGACAGACGCCTACGCGGCCGGGGTGGCGGCGCTGGCATTGGAGGGCGCGTGAGCTACAAGTACTCGCACATTTGTCAGTATGTCGCCGAGACGCCGTGGGCGATCGCGCCCTCGAAGATGGCGGAGCTGCTGTCGGTGCTGGCGTTTCGGGCGGCTGGCGGGATCTGGACAGCGGAGGAGATCCAGGCACGGATCGGCTCTGCGAGTACGCCGGCGCAGCCGCGACAAGGTGATAGCGTCGCCGTCATCCCGGTGCATGGGGTGATTGCGCATCGCATGGGGGCGTTTGATGACTCCAGCGGCGGCACGTCGACCGAGCGAATCGGTAAGATGGTGGCTGCCGCGCATGCCGATAGCAGCATCGGGACGATCCTGCTCGACATTAATTCACCTGGAGGCACGGTGCCAGGGGTGCAAGAGTTGGCGAGTGAGATGTTCGTGGCGCGTGGCCGCGGAACGAAGAAGGTCATCGCCCACGTCAACGCGTGTGCGTGCTCTGCCGCCTATTGGATCGCGAGCCAGGCGGATGAAATCGTGAGCACGCCCAGCGGCACGACTGGGTCGATCGGGGTGTTCGCCGTGCATCAGGACTTGAGTAAAGCCCTGGAAATCACAGGGAACAACGTCACGTTGATTTCAGCCGGCAAGTACAAGCTCGAGGCCAATATCTTCCAACCGTTGTCAGACGAGGCGAAGGCCGTGATTCAGGCGCGCGTTGACGAGGCGTACAGCCAATTCGTCAAGGACGTGGCACGCGGGCGCGGGGTGTCTGTGGCAGACGTCAAGGGCGGCTACGGGGAAGGGCGGGCGCTCACCGCGAAGGACGCCAAGGCGGCCGGACTGATTGACCGGATCGAGACGTTCGATGCCACCCTCAGCCGGCTGGTGGGGCGCCGGTCGCAGGCTGGGCTGCGGGCAGAGATGGATGATGACTCAGCGCTTGCGGCCCTTCTGACGGTGCAGGAGGATGACCGGCGCCGGAGGCTGGAGCGGTTCTGATGGGCAAGCGCGGGCGTCCTCCTGTGTCCCCTGATGAGTCGAGCACCGATGTGCACCTGACGCTGTCTGATGGCATGTACGACCGCGTGTATGCCCTCGCGCAACACATGCGCGTGTCGGTCCCTGAAGCCATCCGGCGCACGCTCACGCGGGAATTGAGAAACCCAAAATCGACATCGTCTGAGCCCTCTCTAACACTGTAATCAACAATTTGCGGGCTTCCGTAGAAGGCCGCTGATTCGTGCCCTCCGTGAGGTGTGTCATTGCCTTACGCGGGGACGAGCCAGCGGCTTTTTTGCGTTCAGGAGACACACGACGATGGGACTCAAAGCACTGCGGCAAGCCCGAGCGGACAATGCGGCTGCGCAAGCTGCGCTCAAGACTGAGGGGCGCAAGCTCACCGGGATTGCGGCCGACAAGCGCACGCCCGAACAGGTGGCGCGTCTGGACGCGATCGACGCAGACCTGACGGCGCTGGTGGACGCCGAGGCCCTCAATGCCGTGGAGCTGGCGCGTGCGGAACGGTACGCGGCCGATGAGGCGCGGACGGCGTCCGTCGTGGCTGGGCCTGACCACGCCACCGACCGGCCGTGGGCGTCGTTTGGTGAGTTCTTGCAGGCGGTGGCCTTTGCGGTCATCCCTGGGCGGACGGCAGATCCGCGGTTGTTCGCGGCCATCTCTGGCGCGTCGACGTCCGTACCGTCTGATGGGGGCCATCTGGTGCGCACAGACTGGAGCACGGCGCTGCTGGCCAAGGCGCAGGAAGCCTCGGTGCTGGCGCCGCGCTGTACGAGTATCACGGTTGGTGAGGGCGCCGATGGCGTAGAGCTGCCGTATGTGGACGAGACCTCGCGCGCAACGGGCTCGCGGTGGGGCGGCGTGCGCGTCTACCGGGCTGCTGAAGCCGACAGTGTCACGTCGAGCAAGCCGAAGGTCGGTCGGAAAGAGATTCGGCTGGAGGACCTGAAGGCCCTGTTCTACGCGACGGACCGCAGCCTGCGTGATGCCACGGCCCTCGAGTCGATTGCGAGCACGGCGTTTGCGTCCGAGTTCGCCTTCAAGGTCGATGACGAAATCGTGCGTGGCACCGGCGTCGGGGAATGCCAAGGCGTGCTCGCTGCCGCGTCCCTGTCTGGGTTGCCGACGGTCTCGGTGGCGAAGGAAACCGGACAGGCCGCAGACACGTTCCTGACGGCGAACATCTCGAAAATGTGGGCGCGGTTGCACCCGCGGCACAAGGCTAACTCGGTGTGGCTCATCAACCATGAGCTGGGGCCACAACTGGACGTCCTGTCGATTCCTGCTGGCACAGCGGCGCTCGAGCCACGGTTCGTGAGCTATGGTCCTGACGGGGTGCTGCGCATCAAGGGGCGCCCCGTGATCGAGGTCGAGCAGTGCTCAGCGATTGGGGATCAGGGTGACGTGATTCTGGCGGACCTCAGTCAGTTCCTCCTCGTGACGAAGGGCGGGATTGAGGCGGCCAGCTCGATGCACGTGCGGTTCATCTTCGATGAGATGACGTTCCGGTGGACCTACCGGATCAACGGCATGCCGGCCTGGCGCACGGCGATCACGCCGTACAAGGGCACCAGTGGGGCGACGTTGTCCCCGTTTGTGACGCTCGACGCGCGGTAATCGACTCGGCTGACTGAGGAGAGAGAGACATGAGCGGAAGCGGCTATCAGATGGGCGACGACGTCGCAGTCACGCTGCTCGAAACAGCGGACATTGGCGGCACCAATGCGGCCACGGGCTGGGTGTCGATGGCGGGCTACGAGCGGATGCTCGGCTACGTCGAAATCGGCACGTGGAATGCGACCGACGATCTGGACGAATGTCGAATCCAGCAGGCCACGGACGGGGACGGCACGAACGCCAAGGATCTCACGACGGATGCCAGCGCAGGGAACTATGACACGGACAACCCCGTGGATGCCGATGGCGACTTCGTGATTCTGCAGGCCAAAGTCTCGGACATGGACGTCGCGGGCGGTTTCACGCACGTTCGGATCTACGTGGCGGAAGGCGGCAACACGGGCGTCGACAACGTGACGGCGTTCCTCGTGCGCTATGGCGCGAAGGACAAGCACGCCGAACAGAACGGCGCGGCCGTGACGGGATCGAAGGTCTACGTCGATCCGGTCTAACGCGATGAATTGCTGAGGAGGCCCGCATGGGTCTCCTTGGCCAGCACACAGGAGACACCCTGCAATGGCCAAAACAGAACTCTTCGCACGCCACCAGCCCGGCGGCGTGTTCACGATCGCGCGCGAAGACCTCACCACGGGCAGCATTTTCTTTGTCCACAGCGGCACGGGCACGAACGCCGCCGGCTATGGACAGAATCCAGACTCCCCAGTCGCCTCCATCGATTATGCCGTCGCGCTCTGCACGGCCAACAAGGGGGACGTGATCTATGTCATGCCCGGGCATGCCGAGACGGTCTCGGCGGCGGCCGGGCTGGATCTGGACATCGCGGGCATCACGATCCGCGGGATTGGGTCTGGGGCGACGATGCCCACGGTGACACTGACGCTGGACACGGCGGATGTGGACATCGACGCCGCCGACATCACGATCGAAAACATTCACTTCCGGGCCAACTACGCCGACATCGCAGCGGCGATCGACGTGAATGCGGACGACTTCACACTGCGGCGGTGTCGGTTCACGGAAGTGGCCGCAACCATGAACGCGTTGATCTGGGTACAGGATGCGGCGGCGGGCGGGTCCGATCGGATCACGATCGAAGACTGTCACGTGTCGGTGCTCGACGCGGCCAACACGCATTTCGTGAATTTCGCGGGCACGGGCACGGGCCACATCGTGCGGCGCAATGTGCTGCTCGGCGATTGGGGCACGATGGCCGTCGGCGGGGCCGGCGTGATCACGTTCTGCGCGATCTACGGCAATGTCATCTACAACGTGGCCACTGACAACGATGCGTGCATCAGTCTTGCGGCCACGGCGACCGGACTGGTGATGGACAACCTCTGCGGGGGTGGTGCGGCGCAGGCGAATGGCATTACGGCGGCCGCGTGCGCGAAGGCGCAGAACTACTACGGCAACATCGCCGAGGACTTGAGCGCGATTCTCGATCCGATCGCCACCTAGAGTCCGATGGGCATTGCGACTTACGGATCGACCCAGCTCCCGGCGGTGCTCAACGCCTTCATGGCGGTGTTGGGCACCACGACGCCGAGCCTCTGGCCCTTCGCCGAGCGCACGGGGACGTTGGTGTCTGGGCTCTCGGTGGGCGATCTGATTCCGTCCGAGACGGCTGGCGCGGCCGAAGCGCTCGAGGACGACTTTGCGCCGCTCGTCCATGCGGGTGGGGTCTGCTCGTATCACTTCCACCCGACCGGGGATCACCATCTCGCCGGGATTGATCACGCGAGCTATTCCTTCGGGGATGGGACGGTGGACGCGCCGTTCTCCGTGGGCGCCTGGATCTGTCCTAACGCCGTGGTGACGAATGTAATCCTCGGGAAGTATGACTCGGCCGGCAACCTGGAAGAGTGGCGGCTCTTCATCAACAGCGACTCGAAGTTGTCGCTTGAGCTGCACGATGCGAGTGCCTCGGCGACTGAAATTGGCGTGACCGCGGCCAGCGTGGTACTCGGGCAGTGGGTGCATGCGGTGGCCACCTATGACGGGGGTGAGACGGCGCCTGTCGTGGCGCTCTACCTCAACGGGGTGCAGAGCGGCGACGGCACGACGGTCGAAAGTGGCACGTATGTCGCGATGGAGAACACGGCGGCGCCGCTCACGGTGGGATGTTCGGGCGTGACGGCGTTGCCCGTGGCCGAGTTTCATGGCCGGATCGCATTGCCGTTCATCACCGGTAAGGCGTTGACCGCGGCCGAGGTTGAGGATCTGTATGCGCTTGGCAAAGTGCTGCTCGGAGTGTGATGGGTGGCGCTCTTTCAGGTGACCGCGCCGATGCTTGAGCCGGTCTCGCTCGACGAGGTCAAGGCCCATGTGCGGGTCGCCGTGCAGGATGATGACGCGTTGCTGTATGCGCTGATCAAGGCGGCGCGGGCC